TATCTTTGTTGAATCCACTACACCTGCATCCAGGCTCCACGTTGCGCCGGATGCGCTTACTGTGATGTCGCCTTTGTTGCCGTCGGTTACGCCGCCGGATGGTGTTGCCCATTGCAAGGCTCCGCCCGTTGTGTATTGCAATACCTGCCCATTGGTGCCGTCAGTTGTTGGTAGCGTGTAGGTAATATTTGCGGATTGCGCGGCGCTTTGAATTTGAGTATAATTTGTACCACTTCCGCGCGGCTCCATTATACGGATAGCGCCCGCATTGTTTCCGCCGCTTATTTGAACTTGTCCAGGCGTGCGAAGTAGGATATTAGACGCGCCAACAACTATACTATCGGCGGATGTTTTGCCGGTAATTATAGTTTGGCCTTCTAAATCCTTAACCTCAAGTGCATTTGCGCCGTTTGAATAATCCAGCTCAAACGTACTATTTAATGCTACTGTAGCCTCGGTTCCAACGGGTATATCTCCATCACCGCCGTAAATACCATTTTTACCATCTATGGTAATAGTGTTCGTAGTGGTATTTTCAGACAGCGTTATATTTGAGCCAGCGGATAAGGTAACGGTATTTGATCCGCTCGTATTAGATTGGATTAGGCTTGTACTTCCGGTTCCGGATCCTACTGAAAGGCTGCCTTCATTTGTAGCGCTTACATCTGTTGCGCTTATTGTAATAGTATCATTTAGCCGGGTGATGTTAATGCCGTTGCCCGGTTTGAATCCAACGTCTGAACCGGTATTGCTGTTAAGAATAAAAACACCAAGCGTCTCTGAAAATGTTAAATTAGTGGCCCCGCCGCCGCCACCTGTACCGCCTGGATTAATATGCGCCCATGCTCCCGAACGGTAATAATACAGCGAATCACACCCATTAATAACAAATAGCGATTGCCCTTTTCCCGGCGTGTAGGCAGGTGCCGTGCATCCGCTAATTGTTTGGATACGCTCTCCTGTTAGATTCCACGCGCCGCCGTAATAGGCATATAAATCCAGCGTTGCCGTGTCAATAGCCCACAATGAGCCGGTTGCCGATGGCGTGTGCGTTGGCGCGTTGGTCGTGTAAGGGATGCCGGCCGTCCAGCGTATTTGCGCGTTTGCGGTCGCGGCAAAAATCAAAAGTGCAAAGAAAATTATTTGTCTCATGGCGTACCTATTTTTTTTATGACTCCTGCCGGGATTGCATCATTCCCGGAATCTACAATGTATAATTGCCCAAGTGTGCGGCCGTCTGCAATGGCTGCCGTGTCATCCACATACGGCCCGTAAACCTGAAGAAAGTTTGCGCCGCTCGGAATAACTATTTGCCCGTCAAATGTGCCGACGGTATTACCGCGCATCACTCGGATTGTGTAATCGCAACTCACGCGGTATTCCTTTGGCTTTTCTTCCCAAGCGTCGGTTTGGCCTTCGTAATCTATGCCGTCTATGCTGATTATGTTTGAGGCTATCAATATGTCGCCTCGGTAGTAATCTATTGCGGTGCGCACCAGTTCGCTAATATCCTGCGCCTGTCCGTATGTCGTGGCATAACAGTCTATTTGCACCATCGCCATATCCACATCCGAAGGTGCGGATTTAGTCGGGTTAGGGTCAACACGAATGATGTTAACAGCGACGGCCGGTAAGGTGTATTGCTCCGGGAATACGCCCGGAAATACACGGTTTTGCAGCGCCGTATTTGCCGCCGTATTTGCCGCTATCAATGCCCGGATTGGTCCACTTACATTCATAAAATTACCTTTAAAACGCCTTCGGGTATCGCGTCGTTACCTTTGTCCACGATATATATTTGGCCTGCTTCAAGTCCGGCTGTTATGGCTGCCGCATCATCAATGTATTTTGAAAGGTTGTTCACCGTCCACCGGCCTAAGGTTGTGTTCCAGTTTAGTATACCCCAGGCGCTTACCCCGCCCGGTAAATTGCTGGAGGAAGAAAGCGGCTTCTTTATAATGAAAGACCCTAACGGATAGTCTAATAGCAGGGTTTGGCTTGCTGTAAAAATAGCGGTGTCCGCATCTTCGCTGTCTTGAGTTACAGTTAAGTCTTCAAAGATGCCGTTGATTGGGTTAACAATGGTAATAACGTCGCCGTCTATAAAGTCGCCTGCATTAAGTACCTCGTTTACATTTATGCTGCTGATTGCCCCGGCTGTTATGCTTTCGCTTGTTGTTGCGTATGCGACCGGCCGCAAAATAGATGCCTTTGGCGATCCTACGCTCTCGGTGTCCGGCGGGCTGCCTGTGCCTCCGCTTGTGGATGGCACATTGTCCTGCGACGGATCCGGCGCGTCATATCGGTATTTCCGGCGCGGAAAAGGCGTAACAGGAACGCCGGATGTTCCGTAATTGAGTTGGAACCATTCGCCGTTTAATTCGTCCCGGCTGGCGGAATAGGTGCCGCCCAAGAAAAGATACTTAATCGAATTAACGGCGAACGGTTTTTTAAGATCAAATCCGCCCGTTAACGCGCCGTTCATCTTCCGGATAGGCACAGCCTGGCCGTTGTACATGAACTCGGATAACAGCGATAAGATCGGCTTTGTTGGCGTTGAATTACCAGCGCCCCAAACGGTTGTATTTGTTAGCGCGGTCGCTGATACGCCTGTTTTGAGGCGTCCAACCGTGTTAGCGTTAACAGCATCACCGATAACAGTTTCGGCCAAAATAAAAGCCGTGTTAACGCTGCTACCTGCTGTTTCTGTTTGATACACTACCTCGCTGTCGTTGAGGTACGGTTGGCCAAATGTTAGCACTTCCATCCACGCATCATCAAAAGCCCACGTTATATCGAAGTCGCCTAAGAATAGCGGATCACCGCCGGGTACTCCGTTTAGCCCGTATGCCGCTACAAGGTCAACGCTAAATTCAGCGCCCGCCGTGCCAGTGCCTTCTGTGATGGCCGGCGAGGTAAAATTGACCGGTATATTGTAGGTTGCCGTTTGATTATCGGCCGGAATAGGCCATGCGGAGGCTACAAATGATACGCGGCTTCCGGCGCTTGTGTTCCATTCCGATGGTGCATAGTTCCAGTTGTACGATGCGTAACTTACCTGCCGTAAAAGATACTTTGTACCGATTTTGATTTTGAACTCAAAGACAAATAACACTTGCTGATAGTCGTCGGTAAACGTATCATTCGTTACCGTCATTGCAAGGTTACCTGTTAACCTTAACGTTGTTTGCGAACCAACACTTTCAATAGCCTGATATATTGTTAGGCTTTTGTTAGTGTTTGTAAATTGTGTGCCGCCTATGTAATTTATACGGTTGTTAACCTTGTGTACAACACGCGCATAACGTGCGGGCGGAAAAAAATCGTATGTTATTAGTGTTAGCCTGGCTCCGTTTGTAGTTTGGTTAATTGTGTTTGAGCCGTTAATCGTCTCGTTTGAAAGATAGGTGCCGGATTTTGAGTATTTCCGGCTTTCGACGTTCGTGGCAGTTCGGTACGGCACCTGCTCTACAAAATAAGCGCCGCCAACGTGATATATGCGGGCGTGGAACGTCAGGCAAATATTGTAAAGGACTTCATAACAAGATAGGTACTCCTTTTCGCCCTGGGTCTTGAAATCGTAAAAGGTCGCGTGATCCAGCCACGACAAGTACAAAGGGTCGGATGCCTTTGCCGGTGTCATCGAATCCTCCCACCAGTCCGCGGATGTTATTAAAAACACATCGCTGGCTCCATAATGTTCGTCAACGTGCGATAACTTTTTAAGAGCATTTGTTAAGTGCTCAGTTAGTCGCTTGTTATCGAAGTACGCTACGCCGTTGTTGTTGTACGGAATGTTTTTTAGCGCGGATAAACCGTCTGTTGCTTTGATCGTAAACAGGTACGGAAATTGTATATCTTCAATGATGGATATATCTAACATTATCCGGCCTACCCATTGCAGATCAGCCCCAACACCTCGCGTTATTCTGAGTGTAAATCTACCCTCCTGCGATGCGGCTAAATCGGTGATTAGCGCTTCCGTTGTTACGTCTGTGATGTAAACGCCTACTTCGCACTCCGATCCAATTACCGGCGTCCAGCGTTCGCCGTTTTCGTTTGCATATCGAATATTGAATCCATAATCTGCCAGTTTTACCTCAGTTGAAGTCCCGGAAAACTGGCTATCCCAAATCTCAACGTCGAACGTTGATCCCCGGATATTGTAAAATTGACTATGGAAGCGTTTGGCCATTATTTCGTTCTGCTACGTTGTTTTTGAGTCCTTTCCACTAATACCAATAAATCATTTCCGCTGATGCGCGTCTCTAAAGACATTTCGCCAGCCGGACTTATAAGAGACTTCAATTTAGACAGCGGCGCAATTACTTCCGGGTTTGTGGACGCGCCCGGATATTCGCCAACAAGTCCGAGCGTTGGCCCGTACACCACGCCGCCCTCGGCAAATTTAGCAGCGCCAACAACGCGCTTAAATAATGCGGATGCAATCCCACCGGCCGCCGCTGCTAAGGCTGCTGATCCGGCCGGCCCTAAAGCGGCTGCAATCGGGCTGCTCGCTGCATTTACCATTTGTTTTGCCACAAATTGCTGAATAAGCAATCCGATAACTTTTGATATTGCATTAATAGCAGCGTTCTTAAACGTTTCAAATCCGCTTGCACCTGCTAATAACGCTTCTGATATTGCGCCGCCGATGTTTGTTATGGCTTCTTCAAAGATTTTAAATTTGTCAATAGATACCGTTGCAATGCCATCTACATATTCAATAAGCAAGCCCGTTCTTTGCGCAAAGTCCTCAACGCCCTTATTGTACTTTTGAAGTTCAATTTGCGCCTGGGTAAAAGGCTGTACGGCTGCACTTGTTGCGGCTCCTGCCTTTTTTGCAAAAGCATCCAGCCCGGCGGCCGCTTCGTCGAATCCGGATTTCACATTGCTCGGTAAAGTCTCAAGCGGAGATAGTTGCTCTTTTATGTCGCGGATTTGCCGCCGTATTTCGGACGGACTGAGTTCGGGCTCCTGTGGTGCGGCTGGTGGTGCTGGTGGTGCTGGTGGCGGCTGTGTTGGCTCTTTAGGCGCTTTTGGTATCTTTATGTTTTGATTTACAAATGTTTGTAAATCTTTTATTTGGCGTTCAAGCGATGCCCTTACTTTAGTTTCATTTTGCAAAATCTGATCTTGCGCTTCTTTAAAACCGTTTTTAAAGGCATCTGTAGCTTTTAATGGCCCTGCTACAATAGCATTACCTAAAGCCTTTAAACTTATAAGCGTACTTTGGCCAAATGTAAGTTTGCTTTCATCTTTTAAATCTTTTAATTCGTTTTTCAAATTTACTATCTCATCAATAGCCGATTTAACTTCGGCCTCTCTAATTAAAGCCTCTGTATATTGCTCTGATGAGGCCTTTAGGTCTTTATAAAGAGTTGTTTCGGCGCGCATATTGCCGAACCGCTCTTTATCGAGCGTGGCCAATTTATTTAAAATATTTTGACGCTCTTGTAAGGTAATACCTTCCTTTCTATAAAGCTCTACAAGTTGATTTACTTCTTCAACTTGCCCGCCTACGCTCTGCCTTCCTCTCTCAAGCGCATTATTAAATACTTGTTGCGCCTTTGCTGCATCTGTGCTGGCGTTTGTATATGCAAACATCGCCGCACCAAGCGCAACTACTACGCCAACGGCTAAACCTATTACCGTTGTTTTGGTGGCCAAATCCAGCGCCCGGAATGCGGTGATCAAATTGCGGATGCCGGTTGCGCCGCCTGCTAAAGAGCGTGCAAGTTCTGCGTTAAGAAAGCGGGCAAATTTAGCCAACTCGACGGTTGTATTTATGTAGGTAGTTGCAAGTTGCCTACCCAATAATATCCCCGGCCCTAAAGCGATGGCGAATGCACCAAGAGAAAAAATAAGCCTTTGAACTTCCGGTGATGCCTTTGAAAAAGAATCCGCAATGCCTGAAACGAAATCCGCAAACTTGTTCAATTCGCCGGTAATATCAAAGGCAGCATTTAGCGAATCGCCTATTTTGGCGGCCGCTTCTTTTACCGCAACTTGTGCGTTTTGGATTGCGTTTGCAATGCCGCCTGCTACGCGCGGCGCTTTTGCAAGTTCTTCCGTTAAGCGCATCACCAGCTCCTCGGCGCTGATATTCAACTTTCGCAGGCCCTCCGCATCAGCCGTACCAAACGCATTTACGAGCGCCTTGCTAACGGATGGCATATTCTCTTTAAGGATTACCAAGTCCTCATTTAAAATATCGCCTTTAGAAATTATCTGCGAAATTTGCCGGGTTACGCCCTCCAAGTTTTGCGCCGTACCGCCCGCCGCTGCTACGCCGTTTGCAAATTGTGCGATGGTTTCGCGGGCTTGTTCAGCGGATAGCCCAACCGATTGCAGGCGGAGGCTGCCTTGTACCGCCTGTTCGAAGTCAATGCCAGGCGCTTTGGCTACTTCGCGTAATTTCTCAAGTTCTTCTCTGGCTTGTTGAATACTATATCCGGCATCCGTCATGGTGGCCTCCAGCCCCAAGCGTAAGCGCTCAAATTCCCCGGCCGCTACAATAGCGGCGCCTCCAAGCCCAACAAGCGGCGCGGTCAAAGCAAGGGATAAACTGTTACCAATATCGGATAGCCTGTCTGAAGCGGACTGCAAACTACGTTCGACGTTTTTTACCTCGCGGTTGAACTCGCGGGTTGAAAGTCGAAGGACTACATTTAAATCAGTTAGTGCCATTCTCTATTTGCAGTTTTTGAAGAGCCAAATCCATCGCATCTAATAGCGGTTTTGCCGCTTCCAAATCCACTTCTTTGATTTCTATTTTTTTATCCCACGGCAACGGCCAAAATTTCTTTATGTTTGGCGTCGGTTTTACGCGGCCGGAATGCGCTGCAAAGTAGGCTATCGCGCGCGCAAATTCGGCAAACGTTTTTTCCTCAGACTTCTTTGCTGTGATTCGGGCATGCAGGTAGGCAGGCGTTGTGCGCCAAAACTCCGCTTCACTCATGCCCGCGTATGCGGCGGCGGCCATTAATCTTTGCCAGTAGCCGCCGCCGCTTTCTTCTTTTTTTCTCCTTCGCCCTCCCCGGCTTCGTCGTGCGGGATGGCAAATGCGTCGTTAAGCAAGCGTGCAAATTTCTCAGTTACATCAGGCTCGGTCGCTATCCAAGTCGCTACATCGCGCGGCCTAAAGTCAACCGTACCGCCTTTTTCGCGAATTGGAACGGACAACGCCGTGTATAGCAGGTCAACAACCTTTACAAGGCTTGCACCGGCCGTAATGTCGTTTATGTCAGCGTGGAGCGCCCGGCCGGTTGTGACCTCATAATCGTATGCGATCCCCATATCCAGCCAAATTTGGCGCTCTTTGCCTCCGATCTTAATTGTAGCCATGTGTTTTGTTTGTTTCGTTTATTGCGTTTAGGACGTGGTAAACTCGTTGAGCGCTCCAGATCCCTGAATCGAGAATGAAAACGTTGAATCTTCGTTGTCCGGGGTGTCGCCAGATAAGGAAGTAATAAAGCCGGTGCCGCTGTAGCCCTTGTCGCCAGCAACGGTGGACTGCCAGGCTACTGACAGCGATGATCCGTTTTTCCAAGCGGTGTACAGCGCGCTAAATCCTTTTGTAGCGTCGAATGCCAATTTTGCCTCGCCTCCGAGCGTCCAAGAGGTACGGCCTGCAAGAAAAGCGGCGGCGTTGCCAACGGTGTCTTTGCAGGTGCTTTCGCGCGGCTCCATCGTCATCTCGATGGTGCTGTTTGTTTGGCAGGTCACGGCCGTGCTGTCCACGAATATTTTAATGATGCGGCCGTTAACGGTTCCAGTAGTGGGCATGATAAATAATTTTTAGGTTTGAGAATCGGCCGGTGTCGGCTTTTCGTTTTGCCCGTTTCGTTTTTTTTATCTTTAGTTTTGTTTTGCTTTCAACTTGTCCGGATTGATCGGATGCGTGCATTCGCCGTATAGTTCGGCGTTTTGCAATTTGCAAGCCGTATCCTGTGGCACCCATACGGCCGTTCCGGATTCCATCATTTCCTGCGCGTTATTGAACTCCGCGACGGCTCCAGCCGGTATGCCTTTGTATTCTTTAAGTAGTTTTAACCTCATTGCTGCAATGTTTTTATCCTTTCAATTAGGCGTCTTTGAATTATTACAAGCGCTCTCGGTCGCGCTGATATTACGCCCTTTCTTATAAAATTAGCGCCTTTGATGCCTCCCTGTTTTGCATATCGCTGTTTTTTCAAAGCCCTCCTATATGCGCCTCTGGATTTTCTTTTTGTAATTAAATTAAATTCTTTTGGCCTTCTTCCTACTGCGGGTGCTCCTCTGTCTATTATTTTAGCATACCAGCCATCCGTTCGGGTTCCAGAAAATGTGCCTCCTGTTCCGCCCGTTACCTTTGGCCCGATTATTACGGCTGAAGTATTTTGTAATTTCAAGTCCTGAATAGAGCGTTTTAAGTTACCCGGATAGTACGTTGCAAATCTTCTTTTAGATTTGTATCGGTAGTGCTTTTTTTTGCTTATTGGTACTCGCTTTTGAATTTCTCTTACATAGATTTCTCCAGCCGGCCTAAGTATCTTTTTGGAATCTTTGGCGATGTTTTTAGAAATACCTTTTAGTTGGCCCACTAAAGTAGATATTTCCCTGTTTAGATCACTAACTTTTATGCCGCGACCTTTTCTCGGCCTTTTATCCCTATATACCATGCTTTCAAAGATATTATTTCCGAAGCATTGTTACAAATTTGGTAAATCGCTTTCGGCCTTCGTGTTCAATGTTTTCAATATCGTAAATGTCGCCTTCATAAATAATCCGGTCTTTGGCGTCGTAATCCGTGGTGTATCGAACGGTGAAAAAAACCGGTCGGTATTCTTTTACCGTTGCCTCTTTATACGTTTCGTTTTGTCCGGTTGTGCTATATTCTACCTTTGTCCATAAAGTCGCAGCCGTTGCCCACGTCTTTACAAGTTCGCCGTATGCGTTTGGCGCTTCCGTTGCCGTCTGGATTTCGATGCGCTCATCCAGGCTCCCGATCTTCGTTTTTTTCGCGCTAAGGTTCTCCATCAATTAAGTACCTTTTCGCAAAATAGCGCGTTGTGATAAGATCGGATGCGCGGATCGTTGCTGCCGGATATTGGTATGTCCTCTCGGTTTTCATACCAAAAGGCCAAAAGTAGTTTCATCCCGATTTTAAACGTTTCCGGCACGGCGGCCGCATTTGCAAATCCGGATGCGTATTCGACCGTCACGGCGTTTGGATATTCGCCGGTTGTTGGCCAGTTTTTGCCCGGATTTACTACAATGCGTGAAGGTCGGCTAATTATGTCGGCTGTATAATCCGATGCGGACAGCGTTTGCAGGTCGCCATTGGTATCCGTGTATTTTA